CACCATCAAAAACCATAAAGCCAAACGCTCTAAAAACTTATGCGATATTGCAACTGAGTTTAAGTATAGAAGAATCTTGACCGGTTCGCCAATAACAAAAAGTCCACTCGACATATATGCACAGTGCCACTTCCTAAAGTGGGGGATCCTTGGACACATAAGTTACTATGCTTTTCAAGGTATGTACGCGGTCACTCGTCCACAACGAGCAGGAGGGAGAACCTTCCAACAGGTTGTGGGATATAAAAACTTGGATACTCTTGGAAAGAACATCGACAAATGCAGCTATCGCGTCCTGAAAAAAGACTGCTTAGATCTGCCGGATAAAATCTACACTATAAGATACGTGTCACTGACTGACGAACAGAAGGACATGTACAGTAAGATTCAGAAACAAGCTTTGATAATGTTTGATAATGGAGACATGGTATCCGCGCCGGCTGTAATAACACAGATGCTAAGGGTGCAACAGGTTCTGTCGGGACACCTTAAGACCGATGATGGAGACATGGTATACTTTGAGTCAAAAAGAATGGACGCCTTGCTAGAAGTATTGGAAGAGCACCAAGGGAAGGCAATCATATGGTCACGTTTCAGGCATGACATCATATCAATTACAAACACCTTGGAAAAAACTTTTGGAAAAGGGTCTGTCGCTTCATACTATGGAGACACAAAGGATGATGACCGGCAACGCATCGTTGAAAAATTCCAAGATAAAAACTCAAGACTCAGGTTCTTTGTTGGTAACCCATCTACTGCAGGATATGGCCTGACTTTAACTGAAGCAAACTTAGTGGTATATTATGCAAATGACTTTAACCTTGAGACTAGAATCCAATCCGAGGACCGAGCGCATAGGATTGGTCAGGTAAACAAAGTGACGTATGTCGATCTCATATCGGAAGGCACCATAGACGAGAAGATTGTTGAGGCTTTGCGTAATAAGATTAACATAGGCGCCAAAGTATTGAGAGAAGAGGCAAGGCAATGGCTGTCGATAAAGCCCACGAAAGACTGATAGAGTCAGTCTGCGATTATAAAAAGAAATGGATAGGTCTTGATACAGCGTGTCGAGATCTATCCGAAACTGCTGGGCTAAGTCGGGAGGTAGCTACTGCCTTTCTCAAAAGCATGAACAGCGTAAAAAATATCACGCAGATCCGAGGCTACTCCAAAGAAGATTATCAGACTCTGCAGGGTAAGATAGGAAAAAGTAATGAGGCAAAAAAATAGTGAGTCCTCAAGAGTTGTTCAAACAGCGAGGACTCACCAGGTGAAGGCATAGGTGGAAGAAACCCTATGCCAAGACTTTATCACTATCTTTAGCTTTTGCAAACTCTTTTCTTATGATCACAGACAATTGACGTGTCATGGTTCGCTGCTCGTCTTCAGCCAACGCCCGTAATCTTTCATGATCTTCAGGCAACAACGCAACATTACAGAATTTGCGCTCGTCTTTTTTCTTTATAGGCATCACTTGCTCCTTGGTTGTAGAACATACGTACTCTACTTGTGGTGTAGATGCAAACAAAAGCTTTCGACTTCAAAGAATATGGCTCTGTGTCTTCTACATATATCCGCACACTTAGAATACGAAATATCTAATTCGTCTGCTAACTCCGCGGGTGTCCAATAACCATCATACTCTTCCATGATTTTTATGATGGCGTTTAACTCTGCATCCTCGCTGACGTGATTTAAATCTAACGGGACATTGACAGGCTCAACACGCATCGCTCTCCAAGGGATCTGGTCGCGTTTGTCTGGGTAGTTGACCAACAGAAAAGCCTCAAAAGTTTGCCCAGCTTTGACATTCATCGTGGCAACCATTCGAGCGTTTAAAAATACCTGTTCTCCTTGTGCGTTGACAGCAAACGCACTGCCACTATTCGTTAAGTATTCAACAATTATTTGTTCTTTCCTGGTGCCGGTCAACTCTGGAGGTCTTATAACATTATCAGAAATTTGGTTCATACAATTCTCCTTTTTTATCTTCTTGTTTGTAGTGGTTTAACTGACGAAGAAGACCCTCAAGACGAGGATCCCCTGGGTTTTCCCATTCTATTTCGTCAGTCTTCTTTTGTAGGGATGATATAAGATCGATTATTAAACTCAGGTTCTTTGTCCTTTTAGGCATCTGGGTAGTTCAAACCTTTCTATTAATTGATTCACCTCAACAGGCGTCATTGAAAGAGCCGGCACAATCTCTTCCGCAGTTAAGCCATGGTTCATCAGATTGTTGACGATGTTAGCTTCCTTGCTCAAAGCCTTGCTCTTAGGATAAACCACTTTTCTCTGCACTGGAAGCATCATAAGTTGAAGCTTGGGATTTGCTATCTTGTCCTTTATGTTCTGCGCCTTCCAACATTTGAGGTACAATTCCTCGTACCTCACGACCTCAGATCTATCCATGTCAACCAAGAACTTTCTTCTGTGCGCCCATGGGTTTTTCAAACCGCGTCCTCGCTGATATAATTATTAGTGATCTCTCCGGATAGATCAGGCTCTAACTCCTCCGGACCACCACCATACAAACCAATGGTATGCTCAGTGGGCTTGCCAGTATGGTCCGAGGAAGTGATAACAAGATCTCGGCTAGCAAAGGTCTTGAATGACTTAGTAACCTTGATCTCAATCTTGGTTATATTGTGAATGCTTAGTGAATACATACGTCTTCTCCTTATTTAAACTTTGTATTTGATTCTAGCCAGAGTGCGTAATTGGCTATGGCACGATCGACCTCTTTTAATGAAAAACCATCCACACGGCGAGGTAACGCGACCATCACCCGTTGACTCCGCCGGCTTAGACCTCTGCGCCTCCCGACATAATCAATTAAACCTCGGTCATACATCTCTTTAAATCGAGCCGTGGTGCTCGAATAAGACCTAACCCCAAAACGATTTAACATCTCCGCCCGGACCTCGTCACTTATCATTCCGGAATCTCCAGCGGAACTCAAAATACACCAGATGTAGTCGTGTAAGATACTCTTCCGAGGCGCCGAAGGCTCCGCTTCAAAACTTGTGTCTTCCATTACAAACAATCCTCACATTTAGTGGAGTTTACCCCACAGGTTACAGTCACCTCATCCCCACACTCAATACATTCACGGGGGACAAACCCATCTCCCAAGCAATCAGGACATTTTATTCTCCGAGTATCTATGTAAGCAACATCACGCGTGGCCGTCCTGAAAATAGGAACTTCCTTCTCGAAAAACCCGCTGCCTAAACACTCGGAACAACGGTCCTTCGCGACAATCCTTCCAAAGACTTTTTCAAAAGCCTCGTCCAAAATTTTATCTATATCAAGAGACAAATTCATGTTGTGACTCCCACTCAGTGTGCTCTCCATCACGGTACTCGCCCGTGAACGAGCCGCCCTCGTCCTCATAAACAGCCTCGACTAACACCCCAAGCTCATTAAGTCGTTCCCAAATAGGAACAGGTGGCGCCCATGCTGTCCAACACTTGAAAGAAAACTCTGCGAGATTACCTTGCCTCTCCCAATCATCGACAATAACAACCTCACACACGTCCCATTTTGTGTCCCAATGTTTTACACAGAAATTATACCAAGGGGGAAACAACCCGTCAGATTCTTCAACGTAAGTCTCAATGGGTACAGGTATCACAAGAGAACAAAAGCTAGGGTTCTTACACTTGCCATTCATATAACCATTGGACACTAAGCCATGATAAAGCTCTCGAACAATGTCTGTAGGACCGGCGATCTTTACTTCCTGATAACAATGATTAGGCATCAGTTATTCCTTTCCAAATAATTCTAGTTGTTGAGGGTCGTTATATACAACATCCAAATCCGGATGCTCATGATCTGCAAACTCTAAGTCGCAGAAATTACCGCAGTCAGGCATGATAGGCTTCGCCTCCCGTCCCGCGCTGGAAATCAATTCATCCAAGAATACATCGCGTATGCAACTCCGGCCAACGTCACGCTCAGCCTTGGACATGCGATCAAACGTGTCAGGGAAATCAACGCGGATCTTGTTCCAATATCCCTTGCCACCCTTCACACAGCCAATGCAGTTGTTGTTGCTGTAGCCAAGAGTGTACATAACAGGCCGAGAAATCCCCGCATCCTCAAGCATGTACAAAGCCTCAGGCTTAGTAATCTTGTGCTCAATCAAAGGGAATAAAGGACGAGCGTCTGGGTACTGCTCCTTGAACCGAATAGCACGGTTGATCTCCTTGCGTGTGTACTCAAAACCAAACACCTGACCGTCATAGTCATGGTCCGACTCAATGTCTTGACGCAATTTCTTCTTTAACTCAAACGTACATAAAGCACCGCTTGGACCGTTGACGTATCTTCGCTTTTCAATCACGTCAAACTGGTCGCGGTAACGCTCACTCTGTACCGTGTGGATCTTCGCGCCGTACCATGCCTCACACTCACGCATGAAACGTTCATTGTCAGTATGTGCGCTGTCGATCTTGAAATAATATATGGTCACGTTCTCCGGACCGTACTTGTCCAACGCAAGCTTAGTGGCAACCGCCGATGTAACACCGGCAGACCACCAACAAATAATGTTCATACTAATTCCTTCCCGCGCTGGACATTATTTGAGTTGAAGTCGCAAACCGCAGAGGCAAAACCGCGAGGGGTCGCGCTACGAATGTCCTTGGTCCGCTGACTCTTGCCACCAAGCTTCATCATCGATGTGCTGTAACCGTTGCCGTGATACGCCTCAGGATCAACAGACACCTTGGTAGGCATCACAAAACCACCGCCCGTCCAAAGACACGTCTTCTTCTTGTAGGCATCGCGAGGGGCAATGTACTCCGGCCAACGCGGGTGATCCATCTGGTCGTAAGGGATGTACCCACCATACTCATACGGGTGAAAAGAATAGTCAGGCTTGCGCCACTTGGTAGCCAATACAGAAACAGGGTTCTCAATGAAGTAAGGGATCTGCATGCTGTTAAATAACTTGGCACACCACATGGCGTAACTTACAGCCTCGTCTTGAAAGGATGGGTTGGCCTCTGCTTTCTTCTTGAACCACGCAGCCCCGCTCACAGCCATGTCAGTGCAGACAGGGAAGGCCATGCCAAACACCACATGCTGATCAGAAAACTCATCTTGTATGGCGTTCAATGTTTCATGGTCATGCAAGTCAGCGTGACGGTACTCAATCGATCCATCCATGTGCTTGCGAGAATATTCCTTCGTGATCTCATGCGGGTCATGCTGAATGTCAAACGCATAGCACTCGTGGCCGGCATCCGCCCACGGCTTCAATGCCTCGCCAGTGAAATCATATAAACTGATAACAATCTTCATGGCAAATATTGCTCCCCTACAATGTCGTTGGCCGACAAAATAGCCTCAACCTCGTCACAGTAACCGTTGAACCGCTCCTGCGCGGCGTCTGTGTAACGAACATCGCCATTCGGATCAGTCACCAACAAAATATCATTCGGCAAATCACCGTTGTTCTTAACCAACATCAACTCAGCGAGTTGAGTGTACAACTCAATGTATTGCTCCGGTCTAATAATCGCCATCTTCCATAGCCTCCCATAGTTTAATGTATGCGTTCAGAAAATTGTGGGCTGATGAATAATTGTCTGAAAACGACTCATCCAACGCCAAATCCATGGCATCGCCAACATAATCAGCGTAGCCATTCTCGTTAATCCACCGCTCATATACAGCAACCAACAAAGCACGAACCCCCGCAGTATTGCGAGGATCCGTAAGTGTGACATCCGAGCGAGACATCAGTTCGCCTTCCAAATAGCAAGTGCATCAACCTCGGACATGTCATTTAATATACGCCGCTTCTCAGAACCAAACACCGTCCACGAACCGTCAGTCTCACGAGGATGGTGCTTGCTCTGGTAAATGCCGTCCTGCCCCTCAATCTGAAACAAAACATGCGACTTCAACTTGCGCTTTAAATCACGCCGAGCCAAAAATGCCTCAACCTCCATGTTGCACCACAGCTCCAAATCAATGGGCAACCCCTCAGCAAACAATTCACACGGCTCAAGATTAGGCATCGACTTGCAATGCGCCTCAACCTCTTTTAACCGCCGGTAAAAAGGCATCGCACCCTCAGTGCTATCTAACTTGAATTTAGAGTGGGGGCGAACGTCAGTGCAACCGCCATGACCCTGATTGCTAACCTCAGCAAAGACCTTGCCATCTACCCAAAGACTAGCAGTGAAACACAATGTCTCCTCAGACATCCACTCAGTGTACTTAATCGATTTTAATTCCAACTTCATGAGTGGTCCTCCAAATCAAAACGGTTGCGGACGTTCTCTAGACACTCAACAATAAGCTCAGACCAGAACTCACCGTCCGTCTCATCGTGAACATTCTGTAGTGCCGCAAACAACGAAAGCTGATCAGCAGTCAATGCGTCCTGCCCCATGGACAGCGCAACCCTGTCACGAACACGGCTGTCACACGCGTTGTCCACACCAACGTTCTCAATTTCTCGGCTGTAATGCTCGTCAGAAATAAAGGCACCGACAGCGCACATGCCGCCGACACCGTCACGGTACATGCAGGAACTTGCCTTCATGCATGGTTCATCCATTGACATAAGGTGCTCGGAAGCTTTGTTAAAGATGGCTTGAAGTTTCATAGTAGTAGTCTCCTGTAAAAATGTTGAGTGTCTGCACCATAACGCCAACATACGAGACATGTCAACAAGGTTAACAAACAAGGGCCAAACGTTAACCTTTAAATAACAAGAAAAGGTTGGTAACTTATCCGTCCGAAGTGGCGCTGGAGATTATTTCGGAGGTCGCCCTGTTTACGCTGTTTACACATTCTGGCTAGATTTTTTGATTTTTTTTTTTCTTGAGTGGGTTGGCCTGTAAACAGCGTAAACAGCGTAAACGGCCCCTTCTTTATATGACACCTTTGGTTTACACCTGTTTACAAAAGGTAATGTTTGTTTACAGAATTTCGCCATAATTATAGGGGCCAGTTGTTGCTTGGTTGGGACGATCTCTGATATACCTGTAAACAGCGTAAACATAGTGTAAACGGGAAACGGGGTCCAAATGTCCAACGAAGAACGCTCTTTGACCAATCGACAAATGACTTTTGCACAGAAGATTGTCGAGGGTCTGTATTCTAATGCAGAATGCGCCAGACTCGCAGGGTTCTCTACTAACGTGGCCGCTAAGCAAGCCTCTGTCTTGCTAAACGGGCGAGACTATCCCCATGTGGTCGAGCACATACAACAGTTGAGAGAAGAACGAGAAAGGCGGTACGGGGTGACCACAATCGGGCAGCTTGAACGGCTGTCGAACCTTTCCAATGGAGCAGAAGAGGCCGGCCAGTTTTCCGCCGCGATCAACGCCGAAAAGATCCGCTCCGCTTTGGGTGGTCTGACCATAGACCGGCGCGAGAACATCAACACTTTGGATCAGTTGTCCCGCGATGAGATCACGGCCCGTCTCGCTTTGCTACAAAAACAATACCCTCAAGTTTTCCAGATTGAGGGTGATTATAAGGATGTGACCGATGAGCAGAGGACCAGAGTCCAACTTTTGGCAGACGATAAGGCAGAACTTACCTGAAAAATGTTTCGCCACACGTATAGAAAACGTCTCCGGAGGCGGGGTTCCGGATGCTCATTTTGTTTGGGATGGGCTGTCGTTCTGGTTTGAATTGAAGGTAAGTAAAAGCAACGCAGTAAATCTACGACCTCATCAGGTGGCGTGGAACATGG